TGTAATTCTAACCGTAAAGTTTGAAACTACGTCAGAACCAACTACTTGAGTTGCAGTTCCAACAAAAGCACCTGTTGTAGAATTAAGTGTTAAACCTGAAGGTAAACTTCCTGATTGAATAGAATAACCTATTGTGCCGAATGTAGTTGTCCCTGTTACAGGACTTAAATTTCCGTTTGGATCTGCTCTTTCAGAAGATCCTGCAATTCTACCTAAAGATCCTGAGGCAGTGTTGAAAGTAATTACTGGAGTTTCTATTGGTCCTGAATCTCCTGAAGAAGATACTAACCAACCTTGAGTAGCACCTGAATAAGTTAATGTTGTTGCTTGTCTATTTGCAGTAACACCTTGTCCAGAAGTTCCCCCTTCAATTTTCTCTCCAGATTGTGGAGCAAAAATAATAGCATTTGTATTTGCATTAGATACATAATCTAAAACAGTGACTGACTCCCCTGCAACACCTGTTGGTAAAGTTAATGTTACAATATTTGAGGTCGTGTCAACAAAATATCCTTTTCCCGCTTCAGCGGTAAAGTCTGCTGTTTTTGGAGTTGTATCCCAATCAACACCTCCACCACCTAATTCATTTGTTGTCCCTGCTGCTAAAGCTAATGTTTGACCACATCCACCAATAGTTAAAGTTGTTCCACATTTATTGATATAAGTATTATTACTTGTATCTTTTATTGCATTTGTTTTCAAAACATTGTCTGCAAATGTTACCGAATCTCCAGAAGTTCCGATTGTAATATTTGTTCCACATTTATTGATATAAGTATTATTACTTGTATCTTTTATAGTATCTGCTTTATAAACCTCAGCAGTTACTGTATGTGTTGAACCACATCTAGAGATAACTGCGTTATCGTCTTGGTCTGTTATATTGTCTACTTTTATTTTACTTGCCATAATTATTGATATTTATACCTTATTATTACTATACCAGAGCCACCTGTAGGATTAGTAAATCCTGCATCGCCACCTGCACCGCCTCCTGTGTTAGTTGCTCCATTTGTTGCTGCTGGGTTATTGGGATATTGACCACCATTTCCACCACCACCTGATCCTCCAGAACCTCCAGCACCTGATAAATATGCTGATCCGCCTCCACCACCTGCGTATGTAGTTGAACTTCCTGAAATTGATGTTGTAGCACCTGCTCCACCATCTCCCGCAGTTATAGGAGTGCTAGTGTTTGAATTACCACCAGCTGCTGTTGCACCGCCTCCACCACCTGATCCTGCTGTACCAGGAGGTGACGATAATTTTCCAATACCACCTGGATTTCCTTGAGGTGGACTAACAGGAGGTGTATTACCTGCTGAACCTGGTCTGTCACTACCAGGAGTAAATGTTGATCCACCACCACCTGATCCTCCAGTTTGGCCTCCACCTAATGCAGGGGAACCTCCACCTCCACCACCTGTTGATGTTATTGTTGAAAAAACTGAATTAGATCCACAACCTGATGGACCTGGACCGCCAGACCCACCTGCTCCTACCCCTATAGGAAAAGGTGATGCTGTAATAGTTAAACCAGGTGCTACTAAAGGAGAAGCAGTGTATGAAGGTGCAATATCTCTACCTTCCCTAAAACCACCTGCTCCTCCTCCACCATTATAGTGTCCGATATTTGTTTGGCCACCACCACCAGCTACTACCATATAAGAAACTGTGGTAGGACCTCCATTTGGATTTGTAGGTCCATTTCCAATTTGAGATACACAAAAAGTACCAGGACCTGTAAAGGTATGAATTTTATAGTCACCACAACAAGTTATTGTTCCACCTGTTGCTACAGTAAATAAAGCTTGTTCAGGAAGACTCGATGCTTCTCCTGTATCAACAAGTTTCCAACCTTGTGTTGAATCAACGTAAACTAATGTGATGGTTACACCGTTTGTATTAATTACATGATCAGTAGTAGAACCTTGAATTTTTTCTGAACCATTTGCTGCAATTGTAATATTATTAGTTGCTGCAGTACTTGCATAATCATTTATTGCAACAATAGCTCCTGCCGATCCTGCAGGTAAGTTAACTGTAAAGGCTGATGATGTTGTATTACAAAAATAACCCTCTCCATCAGATGCTGTAAAAGTTGCAGTTTTAATGTCTCCTGTTTGCCAATCAACAGAACCTGCTCTTCCAAATCCTGATTGAGATGCACCAGCTGCTAAAGTTATCGTATCACCACTTGCACCTAATGTGATTGTTGTACCACATTGATTAACAATATTGCCACCATCCGAAGCTTGAACTGCATTTGTTTTTACAACATTACCTGGAACTGCAACTGTTTTACCAGCAGAACCAACGGTAACTGTACTACCACATTGTGCATCTATTTCATTTACTTCTATCTTACTCATTATATAATTATTAAATTACCTGTTACTGTTATTGTCCCTGATACTGATACAGGACCTGCTAATACACCTGAGTCCATTGTTTGAACTTCATCTAAAGTTGATGCATGAGTTACAACATACCCTGTAGCTTCCATGACTGGACTTATAGTTTTCTTAGCTGGAATTGTACAAAATACATCTTTTGTTCCTGCAGTAAAAGTAACTGCAGCATCAGAGTTAGATGAAGAAATAATAGTGTCTCTTGATAACGTATCTGGAGTAGCATCGGTTACTGTACCAACGCCAACTTCAAACTCACCTGTACCTGCGTTTACAATACAGTAATATGTTGTATTACCTGTACCAACGCCTGCTACAAATGTTTCAAAGTCTTGAGATGCACCATCTAAAGAAAAAGTTCCAGTTCCAGTAGTGGTACTTGTCTCCTTAACCCTATCGTTAATGACAAGAGCCATCTATCCTCCTTAACTAATTCTTAATATCGCTGCCGATGTTGTAAATGCAGGGAATTGAATAGTGAATGTACCAGCTGTTGCTGTTTTATCACCACCAAAATCTAATGCACAGACTGCTTTTTTACCATCAGTACTGTTGTAAATCAAAGCACCTCTTGCTGTTAAAGTTACTCCAGTAAATGATAAATCTGCAAAATCTACAATTGCTACACCTGATGCAACTGATGTTTGTTGTGATTGAAGCTGAGATCCACCCGATGTGTATTGACCTGAATCACCTACTTCGTTACCTGTTGTAAACGAAGTTGTTGCTGCATTGATTGTAGCTTGTGATGTGTATAATGATAATTTAAATGCGTCACCACCTGATGCTAGGTCATGTACGCCGTCTAATAATTCTTTTTTAAATGAATTACATACCGCTTGTGTTATTGCCATAATTTGTCTCCTTTAATATTTTATGGTGACGGTGAAGGCACTTTAACTCGTGGTACACCATCATCAAATTCTGCACGTCTTCTTCTACCCATTTGTTGAAGAGCAAACGCTTGTATCTCTTCATTATACTTGTCTTTATAAAGTTTGTACATATCCATTGGACCTTTAAGATAAGAAAAAGCCTCTGTTAAAACACCATGAAGAAGTAAAGACTCTTGGTATTGAGATAAATAAGTAGAATTCGTAGATGTAAAATCAGGTGGATCAATTATGTAGTTTAACTGAACTGCGTAAGCTTGATCTGGAGTTGGAGCTACAACGACATTATTGTCGTCCCAATTAGCATAATATTTAGGCTGTCCTGTAGCGCCTGAGCTATTGTATTCAGAAATAAAACTTGTGTCTCTTTTTTCCATGAAATTTCTAGTGCCTGTTTGATCTGTTGTAGAAAATACCTGTAAAGATCTAATAATTAAAAAATCAGCAGGCATAACTAAATATCTTTTATTTGCTGTAAATGATGAAGTAGCGTATTTTCTTGTTTCATCGTAATCAACAGCACCTGCAATACCTAATTCTGTATTTCTAATAAACTGTCCTATTAATGTATCGGATAATACATTGGAATCTACTTCTGTATAATTTCTTACCTGTGTTAAAAAATCTGAATAACTTATTGCCATTATGATATTACCACTGTTACGTTACCAACTCTTGTTCCAACTTGTCTCTTGTTATTTTCTTCAAGAGGAGATGTAGAAGGTTGCATTCCATCTGATGTAAATTGGCCATCCCAATATTGAGGATCTAAATAAACTGTTACTGGTGCAGATCTTTGAGGTCTTGCATTCCACAATGCTTGAGGATCCGCCATGTGTGGCTTTGGATCTAGTTGAGGATGTTTAGCTTCAAACTCAGATGTATGTACCCAAGAACCATTCCATTCTTTTACCATTTCTCTATAAGGAAAAGCTTGTCCTGATCTATCTGATATGGATTGTGAATATTTACCTTTTGCGTAAGCCATTATGATCCTTGTGGGTAATAAACATTAGGAGTGATGTAGACTGATGTTCTTTGCCCATCTTCTTCTAATGCTCTTTTTAATTCATCTTCGTATAATAATTTAAGTGCTTGTATTCTATCAGGTGCAATCTTCTGTGATAAGTAGAATGCTAATCCAGATACCATGCATGGAAAAAATCTAAATGGCATATCTGAAGTATTAGTATATGCACCTACATCTTCAATTCTTGCAAGATAGTAATAGAATATATTCGTCACGGCGCTCGTATCAGGAGCCAAATATAAACTTATAGTTGGTGTAATCTGTCTATTTACATAATACTGTGAAGGTGTACCTGATTGTGTTTTATCAGGTATTGCAATGTATTCAGATCTAGATACTTTCGTTAAAGTTTGTTGATTACCACCTGTTGTAGTAACAACTGCTTCAAGCACATCATTACAATCACTTGGTGTATTGTAAGTAACCTGACCATTAACTAATGTTGTAGTTTCTGATTTTACTTTCCAAAGGTTGATACCTCTATTGCCCCATTCAGAAAATAAAAGATTTAAACTTCTTCTAGCTGATCTAATATCGTTTCCAGAATTAGTTCTTACGCCACATCTTTCGTAAGCTTCTTCGATAACTTCATCAATAGTGATGTTAAAACTTGTAGTTCCTGATGTAGCCATTTCATCCTTACGCTAAGATTGCTTTTTTTAAATGTCCTGGTAAATTCTTTTGACCACCCACTAATTTTCCTGTTTTAGCACCTAGCATTCCAGTTGTTTTGTAGTTTTTCTTTCCACCACCCATCATAGCACCTTTAGAAGCAGTCGCTACATTTAACATTTTATTTTTAGATTTATAATCAGCATCTTTATATTCTTGACTGTCTGTAATTTTTTTAAGTTCCTTTTGAGACTTTAATTTACCGTGACGAATATTTCCTTTTGTACTTGTATTTCCCATTATCTTACTCCTTCAAATTTTCCTCCCTGAACAGCGATACCCATACCACCGCAAGAGAAATTGGTTATTCTATTTTTAGCTACAGCTTTTGCAGCCTTATCCTGTTTGTCTTCTTTGACAGAATCCGTTGCTTTTTTTAACGCCTCTAAATAGGCTTTGTATTCAGTTGCTTCTTCCATTATGTATCTATCATACCACCATAATACAATTTAGTAAACGTTCCCTTAGATGCATAAGTGCTTACATTTGTAGGTTTACCACCTACACCTTGAGATTTACTTCTTTTTCTCGCAACAGCAGAACGCTTTTCTGATTCTGTCATTCGGCTTGCTTTTGCAGCAGGCACGCATTTGGGGTACTTTCTTTTTGATCCACTTGCAGATTTTCTTCCACATTCTTTGTATCCTCCTCCTGGTTTCTTAGAACCAATATCTACCCATTTCTCGTCGAACCACTTTTTTAGGCTCATTTTAATAGGTCACCGTAATAGTTTGAAAGGTTATCGTTTGATAATTGAATATCTCCAGAATCGTGTTTTATAAATTTACCCTGATATGCAGATACCACTTTATTCTTTTTATATTTTTTGTATTTTAAATATTCTTCTCCAGGGATCTCTGGCATCTTACCGCCTGGCATAGGACCTGTTTTATTTTTGCCTTTAACGTTAGTCGTTTGTTCGTCAAAGTATTTACCCTTGCTTGCCTTCTTAGGCCCCCAATCTTTTCTTTTTGTACCTGATGGATCTTTTAT